GAATTTCAAGTTTAGAAGATTCCCATTCACCGGCTTTGTAAAGACTAAAAGCACTGGGTTCACCAGCAGAAGGCAACAAATTAGCAGCAAAACCTGCCTGGTGATGTTCTTCATCAGCAAAGATCTTGAAATCCAAAAACTTTGGACGAGCAGACTGAGTCTCAGCCATGGCTTCATTATTCATCTTCGACCAAGTACGAAATGACTTTTCCCAAGCATTGGACATAACCCAAGTGTTAGGAAGTTTTAGACATTCAATACTACCAATATTCATAGTAGACTGTATTTTAATACCCGCAACAGCCCAATTCAAACCTTGCCGCATAAATCTGCGGTTAAGCAAAGAAGTTATTTGAGACAAATCGCAGTAAAATGAAGTTTTAGCACCTGTTGCTGGGACATTAGTAAAAGGTGTAGGTGGAATAAAAATAGTCTGAACAGCAGGTTGAATTTTATTGCGTCCACGAGACGACTTTCGGCGGGCCATAATTACTCTTCTTCGCCGCCGGCTATTAAAGGTTTCATAAGCAGCGATTCATAAACTGCTTTAATTGATCTCCAATGCGTAAAATAGCATTCAGGATCAATAGCACAAATCTCAGCAGGAGATAACCCCATCCGTAGATGGGCAAGTGCTCTTTGTTTCGGAGATACAGCTGCCGCTTTCTCCTTTCGCCATTTTCCAATTTCAGGTAGAACCTTTACTCTGGTATCCGTTTTACGACAATAGTCACGTGCAACCTCACGGCTGCCCCTACGGAAATCCAGATTGGATGGCAATATCTTGTACACCTCTTTCAATCTCTTCGATTGGGCCCATTCGGTGTACGCTTGTATGTGAAGACTCCCCGTGTCTGGACTCCGCTCAATTTGAGCGATTCCATACTTTAAGCCGGGTGCTTCTGTCAGTTCCTGCCAGAAGTCAGTAAAGGCGTCAATAAGTTCCGCTTCATCATCAGTGGCCTCATATCCCATATGTTTAGGCCATACCGTAGAACACCAGTGGCGTTTCTGCTGATTCATTGTGCATCACCCAAAAGTTGGATGACCCGAAGTCTTCGGCAATGTGCACATCTTTCAAATGGGATCGTGATTTCACGATCGCCAACAATTACCATATCAGTTAGTAATTCTTGATCGCAAACATACAAGCCTGCACCTTTGCATTTCATTCTGGCACCTCAAGAACTTCGTGCCATTTCCAGTTACAAGTTTTAGACCTACAAGATGTATATTTGGCAAATGGGTTAAAGGCCCATCTATGCCCGCATTTTTTACATCGCCAAAACTTGTTAATCTTCACACCACTTTTCATGCTCTCTGTCTCTCGCATGTTAAGTGTTAAGAGGGGGGGGGTAATAATACTAACGGCCAAAAACCGTGAGTTGCCCCCCCTTTGTTCGGCTTCGCCTCATTCGGAAAGATACTCGTAAAACTCGCCTGTCCGACGAATACCTAATTCAAAATTCCTGAGTCCGGCACCCAAAGGAGCTACTACATCAGAAGGCCTTCCATGCCGAATAGGTATAGTCCACATATCAATAGCATAACGCCAAGTTTCTTTGTGGATATCTGCTCGGGTACGATCACGAGCCGATGTTCTCGAACTAAAGTTCTCGTTCTTTGCCGAATTGCGCCCTCGTTCCGGGCGCTCGGCTACAGAAACCATCGATAAAGACGATGGATGTGAAGTGCTGTCATCCGTAGAACATTCTACAATGTGACCGCCAATTTCGAAGTACGATGTCATTCAACCCATTCCTCCAAACAAGTATTGCATATACAATGATCCACATAATGTTCAGGTACATGTGCTATTGATACATCACCTGACCCACACCGGGGACAGATTTCAGGTTGCATCAATATCGCTTCCTGTACGTACGCTTTTTCTTCGGCGCTGCTACCAATTTTTTAGTAGACTTACGCTTGTTAGTATATCGATAACGGACCATTTTGCCGTTCTTCTTGAAAATTTTTCCGTAATTATATTTGGCCATTAGAAGCACACTCCTGATGCTTGTGCCAAGATACGGTCGCTAACACCCAAGAGATGAGCGAGGATAGCCATGGCGAGATATTCGACACGGTTGTTCCTAATGTGTGACAGAATAGAGGCGGCAGAGACCGTATTCTTGACTGTTTCAATTGCAGCTGGCGTAGATTCTTTAATCATAATATCACATCTCCGTCATAGGTTCACAAAGGTAACCACGATGATCACCGGGCATAAGATCAATTTGAATATGCAAAGAAGCATCTTGCTCACCATAATTTACACAATTAAATTTGATAAGACCACAAGGGAAATTTCCACCTTTAATACGATGTGTATTAAGAACAGTTTGAGCAGTATTAGTCCAATAAGCAGAATCATGAAGTTGCAAACCCGGACCTTGATTAGCACCTCCGGGGTACATAGTATCAGTATGAACACCATCATTCTCAAAAGGATAAGGTGCAATATTATTCTCAGTAGTCAAATCTTCAATAACTTCAGAACTCTGCTCAGTACCCTGATTAAAAACAGCAGAAATCCAATTCTCCGGAGTACTGCCAGTAGTATCGTCAGCATCACCCGGCATGTTAGGATCTAAAATGTTTGGAAGCGCTCGAGAAGCAGCATAACCATCAATAAGTGATACACAATTGAAACCTGATGCACCAGGACCAGAAAAAGAACGACCAGTAGCAACTAATTCATACGTCTGAGTCAATGCAGGAAAAGCATTTGTAGCATCAGGAATTTCAAGTTTAGAAGATTCCCATTCACCGGCTTTGTAAAGACTAAAAGCACTGGGTTCACCAGCAGAAGGCAACAAATTAGCAGCAAAACCTGCCTGGTGATGTTCTTCATCAGCAAA